CTTCCTACGCCTTTGGGTAAGCGCGAGCTACCACTACTTACAGCCTGTCTTTCCACTAGTAGTAGTAGTAGTATATATATAGTTCACCCACTACTACTCAGATTCCACTGCGTTATTGCACTATCCTATCGCAATTTGAGCTTAGCAGAGTAAATAGTTTCGATTCCTCTACCTCGTTCCTGAACATCAATTTTGCCTTTAAGAATCTTTAAAATGTTTTTCAATCGTTCTTTGGTAATCTCGTTATTTGTTAAATCCTGAAGTCTTAAACGCATAACATTAAATCCCTCGATTGAACCTTTTTCCAGCAAGCCGAGTAATTTTTCGGCTAGGCTTTCGTTTAACTTTTTTGATTCTGCGGCCTGTCCAGGTTTTCTCAGGTTGGGATCGAGGTCGGGCTTATGGATGAAGTTTGGCCATGCAAATTCGACTACCTGTTTGTCGGGGGTGGGAAAGTTTCTGAGCGTTCCTTCGAGTACCAGGTGATATTCCTCTTCATGAGGGGTGAGGGTGAGGATAGCATCGGGATCTCTTGCGAATACCCCTGAACCGCTTGCCCGGTCGATATGATCGGTTTCAGATTTATTCCCTTTTGAGAAGTGGTGGGCATAGACGAATGCACAGCCTAACTGCTCGGAGAATCGTTCCATTTTATTTAGGACTGCGGAGACTGAACCGGCATCGTTTTCATCATATTCTCCGCCTAATTTATAGAATGGATCGACAATTACGAGGTCGGGGTTAAAATCTTTAAGGTTTTGAATGTGGAGTGCCAGTTCATCGAGTGATCGGTTCTGCCCTCTGAGGCCACAGTAAAGGTAGTTCCTCGTGGGGGTGTATTTATTATCGGGGTGCTGGACGATGGATTTTATTCGTTCCTTGGCTAGTCGGGGGACTAGCTCGAAGTCTAAATATACAACCTTGCACTCCTGGTTAATCTTATGCCCCATCCAGCTTAATCCATTTGCGGCGGCTAGCCCGAGGTGCATGAGGGCGAGAGTCTTACCCGCCTTCGATGAGCCTGAGAGTATCATCTTACAGCCCTTGTGGAGAATGGTATCAATTAGTACCGGTGGAAGGGTGGAAGGATCGGAGGCATCCGCCATCACTTGAAACAAGTCGATAAATTCGGGGGGTGGTAATGGATCATCGGTAATCGCATTTAATTCGATGGCGGGGATTGGTTCCTGATAGGATGCGGTGGGCGATTTGCCCGCTAGGAACCGATCCACTTCATCGGCGGTGGATAGTGTATGCTGGTTAATATAGTCTTCTCTTTTGGCCATAGTATTATTTTGTGTGATTTTTGATTAATGTTAAAATTATTTGGGGCTTTAAATTTATGTGATTTCTGACAAGGAATACTGCATCTCCCTCGTTCATTCGCTGGGCATAATTCATCGCTTGGACCGGTGGGATGCCTAACTTAATAAACCGTCGTATGATCGATGCCTTTAACAGCGTATTCTTCATTCCCGCCAAAACAGGATCGGTTGAATGGCGGAATACCTTTCCCCTTCTTTTCTGCGGGTTCCCCAAGGGAGTCGGCAAAGCTGAGAGGAATTGGCAAATCGGGAATCTCCGCCTAGCTTTTGTGAGAGGGTAAGAAATTCATCCCGCTTACCGGCAATCCAGTGAAACCATGCATGGAGTGATTTACCTCCTGAATTTACGATCATCTTGAGGGGGGCGATGTTTTCGAGTTGCTGGATAAATCCAAGCTGTTGCTCAAATGAGATCCCCTTATCATCAATTTCGTGGAGTAAATACTTTCGGCACTTTAGATTCTGTTCGTTCCGACCGGTTGGCTGATCGACTGATGGGTTGTAAGTGGTGTACTGGTATTGTGAGAGGTCGTGCTTTGTCCAGGTATCCACTCGGTTACAATATTCTAATGGCTTATTAAATAGCTCGGGCTGTACGAATATTACATCCTCGGGATCGAACAGGCCGCCCAACGCATCCGCCGCATTCTTGGGAATGGCATCGGATCGGAGAGAATATTCATCGAATAGGCCGGCATATCCGATTGAGGATTTTTGGAGTGATTGATCGACCTCTGCTCTTACCCGCTTGACGGTTATTCTGTTCGGATCGGCTAGGCGGTTATGGGCACCGGTTATTGAGTTTCTAATCTCATTTGCCTGATGGGGTCGATGAGATGTGTGCTGGAGTATTCGTTCAACTACCTGTACCGCCTGTTCTGTATCTTCTATAAACTTGGCAACAATTAGACAGAGTGGATTTAGAACATCGTTATGGTGGGATATTTCTCCCTCGGGTAGCCGGTCAAACAGGCTACGAATTTCACCTTTCAGAGTGGCCATTAGTCGGAACCCTCTTCCCTAATAAATTGCTGAATATATTCCGTCAGCTTACCGATTGCCTCGGTTTCAATTTTGGAAATCGTCTGCTGTGGAATACCTGTCTTGCGGGCAATTTCGGACTGGCTGAATCCGTCATGGTCATCGGGTAGTTTCAGGAGCATATTCCTGAGCTTGGCATCGTTTGCCATCTGCTTGGCGATGTCCTTAGTTCTTCCCATCCTCCACCGACACCCATTTATTTATTATCCCCTTTGGAAGTCCCGCCTCTGAGACATGGTGATCATTCGGATCAGGTTCATGTCCCTTCCGAGAGATGTGAACGATTTCCGTAAGTACTTTATGGGTATTGCCCCACCTCATTATCGCCCATGCTTCATTGGGGAATCTGATATCATCAAATACGATGGTTTTCTTACCAATGTAAGGGAGAGCCGCTTTATAGGCTAAGTCCACCCATATATTCGGATATGGAATATTCTTCCCCGCCGGTCCATCTCGCCCCCAACTTGTGCCAAGTTCCTGGAGCATCTTTCGGGCATTAATCCCATCGGGGAAACCAGGTATTGGTTCTTCCTTAAAATGCAGATATTTCTCTCCTGGCAATATCACCTTGAGCATTTCCTTAATTGGAGTGGCGAAGGAAAGTATTACCGCTCCTTCAATTGATTTAGCATAGGTCGATTTACCTACCGCCTTTGGACCTGTTAGTCCGATAATTTTGTGGTTCATACAGTGTAGAATAGTGAGTCGATAATGGTTACAGTGAATGCTATGATGAGGTAGAACATCGTCAGCACAGCGGTTATGAATAAGGCGATTAAGCCGATTGAGCGGAGGATTTTCATGCGTGTTGCCTTTCGTGGCATGACCGGCAGACGGAAATTAATTCCCATGCCGGTTCACTGCCTGGTGATAGATTATAAGAATCGTAGGTCATGTGATGGACTTCAGTCGCTTGCCTTTTTAGACAGCACTGGCAGATGTTATTATCCCTTTGCAGAATTAAACCTCTCTTATCCTTCCATACCTCGGAGTGTAGATATATTTTATATGATTGCTTCCACTCTAAATGCTCTTCCTCCTTGCGGGCTTTCCTAACTTCAATCTCTTCTCGGATTTGATTCTGCCGTTCGATGATTTTTTGGTTCTCATATTCTTTGGACTTATCCTCATCGATAACCTCAACTCCAGTCGGAGGGTAATCCGCAGTCAGTACCCCACAAGCCCCGCAAAGGAGGCATTGCTTTTTATGGCTAACGCCGCTCCCTTGCGAATAGTACGGATGGGTTTTAACTCTGACCCAGCGACTCGGCTCATCGCACTGCTTAAACGATATTGCTTTGTGGCATCCCATCCCTAAGCCTATTTAATCCCTTACCTCGCTTTGATCGGATAATGTTTCAGCTAATTGCCTAAGTCTCGCCTTAAACATATCGTTAATTAATACCTCAAACTTTTTGGCAAACTCCTCATGGGTTTCTTTCGGCAAAATCTTGAGCCAAGGATTAATAGTGTCGCTGATTAGTTTTTTTATTTCTTCCATATTTAGTAGTGGTTTTTAATTTCCCCCTCTGCCGCCAAGGGTAGCCCAGGCATATAGAGAGGTTCTTGTGTTAATAGTTGGATCATTAAGTCGAGTGCCGCCTGTCCCTCCGATTCGGCAACTTCAACAGTTACGGAATCATGCACATGAAGGACAACGGGCAGACCAGCGGCCTCAATCTTTAGGAGGGAATCCGCCATAATATCCCGAGCGGTTGCCTGGACTAAGTTCTCAACGAGGAGTCCGCCGTACAATTTCATCGACCCTTGCCCTCTTACCTTCTGACCAGTCAACTCTCGGCCGTCATCCTTTACATTAAAATATCGGATCAGATTCCCTGACCTCATGTTCATAATTGCACACTCGGGAGTATGCTTGGCCTCCTCTCGGATATGATCCTCGCACTTCTTCCACAGTTCGACAATCTTGGGATTCTGATTGCGGAAATCTTTGACCTGTTTTCGGGACTCAGCATCGGTCATATTTAATTTCCCACCGGTTAAAGCCTGTGCCACTTGGCCGAACTTCTTTGGTCCACATCCATAGCCCAAACCCAACACACGAGCTTTACAGAGATGCCTAAGTTCGGGGGCTAAATCCTTCATCGGTTCATCCTCATTATAAAGTCCAGTCGCTCGGCCATGTGCTTCGTAAAGATCGATCCCACCTCTGACCAAACCAAGGAAATCAAAGTCCCCGCAAAGATATGCTAATACCCTTGGCTCGATTTGCGAAAGGTCGGCAGAAACCATAACTCGGCCTTTACCAGGAGTAAGACATTTCTTGGCCGATGTACCTTCCACCTCGTCCCGAGGAATGCCCTGAAAGTTTAATCCACCCGCTCCACTCCATCGACCGGTATGCGGCGCACCGCAGTATTTTAATCGGGTGGAAACTCGATGATCGGGGCGGACTCGAAGGATCATACTGATATAAGTCTGCCTCGCTTTATTCGCTTTTCTCCACCTCGTCATGGCTTCCAAGATCGGAGCGTACTGCGGATTTCTAGCCTTCCAAAGAAGCAGTTCCGAATCTCCCTCCTGAGTAGACTTCGGAGGTTCGACATTCTGCATCTTTAAGTAGGCGGCCATTGCAACTGTTGAAGTCGGTTCTCCTCCTCCTTGTCCAACCCAAGGGAGAAAGGTTTCAACCTCGGCCATAATTGCTTTCGATTTATCGATATACTGCTGGCAAAGTTTCTGATCGATTGCCATCCCTCGACTTGCCGTCCTTCGGGTAAATGCGGAGAGTAAAAATTCTTTCTCGGGGAAGGATATTTTCAGTTCATTATAAATCCGAATACACGCTCGGGAATCTCCGAGTGCATACTCCTTAAACGATTCATTCTGAAGGATCTCTTCGGGTCGAAGTCCGCTCATCTCATTGCGGGCATCCTTATTAAGTTCCTCGCCAAATAGTTCCTTATGACATCCCGCCAATGACCTCGGCAACTGATGCCAGCTCGCCATGTCCGCCGTGCAAATCCATTCCTTTGGAGTAAACTGTGGCATCTGCCCCCTCGCCATTGCCATCCGACAGCATACTGAATCGAACTCGGCATTATGAGCACAGATCGATTGTCCGTTTAGGCGGTCAACCGGTAAGTCCCTCGGATCTCCTACCCACTCAAACCCATCATCGCCTACCAGGCTGACAATGGTTACTCTGAAGTCGGGGTGCTTGACATATCGGTCGAGTCCCATCGTGGCCACGCTGTACTGTTTCGACCAAATGGTCTCAACATCCAAGGCGATCAATTCCGATCCTCCTTTAAAATGGTTTCTGCTGACATGACCGCATTCTGCAAAGTGGGATATTCGAGGACTGGTAAGTCGGGAGTATCCAATGTCACCGCCCAAACCATTTTATCTAAGTCGAGCAGAATATCCGCTTGCCGACTGCCCACCTTGACCACGATCTTCTCACCTCGAGGTAGCCCCAATCCCATTTTATATTGTGTTTTCATTTTTAATCCTCTTCAATTTTGGAGCCACTACCGGAGCCTTAGTCGTAAGGATCGGAGTATTATAGCCCTGTGGGTTTGTTAAGTAGCCCTTGTGGTGAAGGGGCTGTTTAAGTTGTTTCTGCATTTTATTTCGTTTCATTTAATACCTTTCCAATCTGTTTCCCTATCCACTCAGCCACATTGACAGTAACTGCGTTGCCTTGCTGGCGGTATCTAGGACCATCCGCCTGTTTGACCACCTTGCCGGTAGCCTTCCACTCGTTCCCTTCAAGGGTCAGTTCCATCTTTTCCGATGTCCAATTATCGGGGAATCCCTGTAGGCGTTCGCATTCGATTGGAGTGAGTCGGCGGACTGTTAGGTTTTCTTGTTGTCTTATATAAGGTAAATTTCCTCCTCCTGTACCACACCTCTTTGTAATCGTTGGGCAAGTCTCACCAGCATCAGTCACTCGACTATCACCAGGATGGTTTTCGTAGCATGGACCTTCTGTGATATGAGCCACCCCCACGCCTTCCCCGCCTTGCTGGCTACGCAGAGTTACCGATACATCCTCGGAAGCCTTGGGGGTTGTGTCTCCGTTCCATGAGACTACGGCATGATGGTCGCCCTTCGTTAAGGTTGGAGATGGATCTCCCTCTTGGCCTACCCCTAAACCATTACCCTTGCCGTCAGACTTTTCTCCCCGCTTACCAGCATGGCGAGTTGCCATGTC